TGTTCTACGCTCTTTGGTCATACAAATTGGGTGCAAACATCTTATAATAATAATATAAGAAAACAGTTTGCAGGTACAGGCTATACCTACGACTCAGACAGCGATGTCTTTGTTGCGCCTTCCCCATACCCAAGTTGGTCTTTAGACGATAATAATGATTGGCAACCCCCAACGCCAATGCCAGAGGATGATAACAAATACTCTTGGAACGAGGATACTCAAAGTTGGGATTTAGTTGAACCTATAAATGATGACACAGAATAACATGAATTTAGATTTTGAACCTACGATACTTGGTGCTACTGTATTAATTGTCAGTATAGCTGAAATTAATGAGGGTCTACAAAGTTTATTATTTTTTGCTACCTTAGTGTATACAATCATTAAAATTGTTCAACTAATAAAGAAAAAGTGAAATACTTTACAGATGCAGAATTTGATTCTCCAGACTCTCCCGATAGCGGAAGCAATATGGATGATTCTTTTCTACGTATGTTAGACAGCGCACGTGAAGTGGCCGGAACACCATTCAAAATAAACTCAGGGTTTAGAACGCCAAAGCATAATGAAAAAGTGGGAGGCTCAGAGAACTCATCACACCTTAGAGGGTTTGCAGCCGACATACATGTTGCTTCTCATTCTAATAGATATGCAATACTTGAAGCTTTACTTAATGTAGGCTTTAATAGAATAGGAGTAGCAGACACGTTTATTCATGTAGACGCTGACCCTATTAAAACAAAAAACGTAATTTGGACCTATGCTTAAACTACTTAAAAAATTATTAGGATTTAGTGACTCAGGCGTAGATGGTCTAGGTCTTGAAATAAGACAACTTATAAAAGGAAAAGAGATTGACCCACAAAAACTTATAGAGATGCAAACTGCTATCAACGAGATGGAGGCAAAGCACAGAACAATCTTTGTAGCCGGATGGCGTCCTTTCATAGGCTGGGTGTGCGGGATAGCCCTTGCATATAACTTTATCATAAGAGATATGCTAGTATGGTATATGGGAGCTGCCACAGCACCACCTGCTCTACAGATGGAGCATCTTATGACAGTACTTATTGGTATGTTAGGACTTGGAGGCATGAGAACGTTTGAAAAATTAAATAATAAGTCTAATTAAATGGCACAAGTAATGTCTGCTCTGCGCTATGAGAAACCAAAAACTCGTAGACCAGGAGTTCACGCAAAAACAAAATCTTCTAAAGTAAAATCTTCTAAGTATTACCAAAAAAAATACAGAGGTCAAGGCAGATAAATAATTTATATCTTTGTATTAATTAAATTTAATCAAATGGATATTCGTAAAATTTCTATTGGGCCTAACTATAAGTCAGACGCTATGCACTATATTGTGGGTCAGCACGTACTAGGTGGTAAATATTTTATACATTTAATACAATACATAGAACGAAGTGACAGCATAAAAATATGGATTCAAAAAGAAGGAGAGATATTACTCTGGAAAGAATTTAATTCTAACATGCCGGTATCAATCGAATTTAATATAAACTTTTAATGAGGTCACCTTTTTATTTTATCGTTAAGCCAGTAGATGACAAGCGATATAACAATACTAAAAGTGTAAGTGGTATTGAGCTCATAACAAGCACATCAGAGGAGAATCACAAAGCATCTAATCGTGAAGGAGTTGTCGAGGCTACTCCACTAGGATATACTGGAGATATAAAAGTAGGTGATACCCTGCTGGTTCATCACAATGTTTTTAAGTTTTATAATGACATGAAAGGAAGAAGGCAGAGCGGTAAGAGTTATTTTAAAGATAACTTGTTCTTTATAGAAAACGACCAGTTCTTTATGTACAAGCAGGATGGTCAGTGGCATTGTCATGACAGGTATTGTTTTGTGAAGCCTATGCCAGTTGAAGAATCATTTATAATGAAGTTAGGAAAGGAAGAGCCACTTATTGGTATTATGAAATACCCTAATAAATATTTATCTTCACAAGGTGTAAAGAGTGGAGATAGAATATCATTCAAGCCTAATAGTGAATACGAGTTTACAGTAGATGATGAAAAATTATACAGAATGTATGACCATCAAATAACAATAAAAATATGAACTCAGAAGAATTAAAGAGAGAGATTATACACGCAGGGCGTAGAGCTGTGGAGCAACTAATAAAGGTTGCTAAAGAAGATATTATAAAGCCTGACCCAGACGATGAGCTGGCGGCAGATAGACTAAAGAACGCAGCAGCAACAAAAAAGCTTGCTATATTTGATGCGTTTGAGATTCTAAATAAAATAGATTTAGAGGAAGAAGTAATAAACTCTGAAGGAAAAGTAGATAAAACAAATACAAAACAAGGATTTGCTGAACGAAGGTCAAAATAAATTATTTCAAGTATTAAATAATTACATTCCATCTGGTGTATTCAAAACAAAGAATACAAACAAGACTTGGCTATATGGGTATAACGAAAAATACGATTTAGTTATTATATCTAAAACAGGTCGAATAGGAAAGGTTATCAGTATCAATGGTTTGGTTATAGGTATTCCGCCAGAGCCTAAAGAAATATATCAAAGAAGTAAAGATAAAAAAGAACAATACTGGGAGCGTGAAGAGTTGTCTAAAGATTTGGCTCGTATAAATTCTATATTTCAGTGGAACGACAGACCCCCCGGGTTTAAAAACAAATGGGTTGATTATATAGAAGCTGAGTTTGATAGAAGAGAACTGGGTTATTGGTTTTACAATAATGGTAAACCTACATACATGACGGGCTCACATTATGTATATCTGCAGTGGACAAGTATTGACGTTGGGTATCCAGACTTTAGAGAAGCAAATAGAATCTTTTTTATATACTGGGAAGCTTGCAAGGCTGACAAGAGATGTTTTGGTATGGATTATCTTAAGATAAGACGTTCAGGGTTTTCTTTTATGGGGTCTTCTGAGTGTGTAAATACAGGAACGCTAGCTAGAGATGCAAGAGTTGGTATATTATCAAAGACTGGTTCAGATGCTAAGAAAATGTTTACAGATAAAGTTGTTCCAATTGCTAACAGACTTCCGTTCTTTTTTAAACCTATACAGGATGGTATGGATAAACCAAAGACAGAATTAGCCTTTAGAGTTCCTGCGTCTAAGATTACAAAAAAGAATATGCATGAGGTAATGAACGAAGAACTCACGGGTCTTGATACCACTATTGACTGGAAGAATACAGATGATAACTCGTATGATGGTGAAAAACTTTTGCTTTTAGTACACGATGAATCAGGTAAGTGGTTAAAACCAAACAACATTCAAAATAATTGGCGTGTAACTAAGACTTGTTTAAGGCTAGGTAGTAAGATAATTGGTAAATGTATGATGGGTTCTACTTCCAATGCGCTTAGTAAGGGTGGGGAAAACTTTAAACGATTGTTTGAGGATTCAGATATAAAGACTCGTAATGCAAATGGTCAGACTAAATCAGGGCTGTACAATCTATTTATTCCTATGGAGTGGAACATGGAAGGTTTTATTGACAGGTTTGGTATGCCGGTGTTTAGAAAACCAGAGAAAAAAATTAGAGGAGTAGATGATGAGTGGATAACAAATGGAGCTATTGATTATTGGGAGGCAGAAGTTGATTCATTAAAAAAAGATGCTGATGCGCTAAATGAATTTTATAGACAGTTTCCTAGAACCGAGTCGCATGCATTTAGGGATGAAAGTAAATCATCACTGTTTAACTTAACAAAGATATATCAGCAGATAGATTATAATGATTCATTGATAATGGAACATCATGTTACAAGAGGGAGGTTTTACTGGAAAGACGGAATCAAAGACTCAGAGGTTATATGGACTCCAGATTCCAGGGGTAGGTTTAAAGTATCGTGGACTCCTAAAAAAGGTTTAAATAATGCTAAGGTTACAAAACATGGTGTGTTCTTTCCGTCAAACGAACATATTGGCGCATTTGGATGTGACTCGTATGATATATCAGGAACAGTTGGAGGTGGAGGTTCTAACGGAGCACTACATGGTTTAACTAAGTATAGTATGGCAGAAGCTCCTAGTAATGAGTTTTTCTTAGAATATGTGGCTAGACCACAAACAGCAGAGATATTTTTTGAGGAAGTATTAATGGCTTGTGTGTTTTATGGGATGCCTATACTGGTTGAGAACAATAAACCTAGACTGTTGTATCACTTTAAAAACAGAGGGTATAGAGGTTTTAGTATGAATAGGCCTGACAAGCACTACACCAAACTATCTCAAACAGAAAAAGAACTTGGAGGTATACCAAATACTTCTGAGGATATCAAGCAGTCTCATGCTGCCGCTATAGAGTCACACATAGAAAAATACGTAGGTTTAGATTTAGATGGAGGGTCTAGGCCTGGAGATGAAATGGGTAGTATGTATTTTACTAGAACATTAGAGGATTGGGCTAGGTTTGATATAAGTGCGAGAACTAAGTTTGATGCTAGTATTAGCTCAGGTTTAGCTATTATGGCAAATCAAAAACACGTATATCTACCACAGAAAAAAGAGTCAAAAATAAGTCTTAACTTTGCGACATATAATAACAAAGGAACATTAAGTGAATTAATTAGATGAAAGAGGTAAACATAAACATTTCATCAGTAGGATTCCCTAGTCAGTTTGTATCTGATGCTGAGAAAGCGACCGATGAGTTTGGATTACAAATAGGACAAGCTATTCAATATGAATGGTTTCGTAAAGATTCTAATGGATGTCGATACTATAGTCAGTGGAGAGACTTTAACAGACTACGCCTATACGCAAGAGGCGAACAATCAGTAGCAAAATATAAGAATGAATTATCCGTAGATGGTGATTTATCTTATTTAAATTTAGATTGGACACCTGTTCCTATTATTCCAAAGTTTGTGGATGTTGTGGTTAACGGAATGTCTGATAGATTATTTAAAGTCAAGGCTTATGCTCAAGATGCTTTATCCCAAGAACACAGAAGTCAGTATCAAGAAATGATACAAGGCCAGATGGTTGCTAAAGAACCTTTATTAACACTGCAAGAAAACACAGGATTTAATCCTTTTACAATGAACCCTGATGACCTTCCTTCCAGCGATGAAGAGTTGTCTCTTTATATGAACCTTAATTATAAACCGGCTATAGAAATTGCGGAAGAACAAGCAATAGACACCATGTTTTCTGAAAATCATTATGATGATATTCGTAAAAGATTAGATTATGATTTGATGGTTACAGGTATGTCCGTAGCTAAACACGAATTTTTGCAAGGCTCAGGGGTTAAAGTTTCTTATGTTGACCCTGCAAATGTGGTTTATAGTTATACAGAAGACCCACATTTTAAAGATTGTTTTTATTGGGGGGAAATTAAAACAGTCCCTATAGCTGAGTTAATAAAAATTGACCCAACCTTAACAAATGATGATTTAGAAAAAATATCTCGTTATAGCCAAAGCTGGTATGATTACTTTAATACAGCACAATTTTACGAGAATGATATATTCTATCGTGATACTTGTACGTTAATGTACTTTAATTATAAAACAACTAAGAAGATGGTTTATAAGAAAAAAGTTAAAGAGAACGGCAATATGAGTATGATAGAAAAAGATGATGGATTCAATCCGCCTGATGACATGATGGAGGAAAATAATTTTGAAAAAGTAGAAAAGACAATTGACGTATGGTATGATGGTGTTATGGTTATGGGAACAAACATAATTTTAAAATGGGAGCTTGCTAAAAATATGGTAAGACCAAAATCTGCATCTCAAAATGCAATACCCAATTATGTGGCTGTAGCTCCTAGAATGTATAAAGGAGTTATTGAGTCACTAGTTAGAAGAATGATTCCCTACGCTGATTTAATTCAGATGACGCATTTAAAATTACAGCAAGTTATTGCACGTACAGTGCCAGATGGCGTGTATATAGATGCAGATGGTTTGAATGAGGTAGACTTAGGAACAGGCGCAGCATATAATCCAGAGGATGCACTTCGTTTATATTTTCAAACAGGTAGTGTAATTGGTAGGAGTTATACGCAAGAAGGAGATTATAATCAAGGTAAAATACCTATACAGCAGCTAACTAGCAATTCAGGCGCTTCTAAGACGCAAATGTTAATTGCTAACCTAAATCATTATTTAGACATGATACGTGCTGTAACAGGTTTAAACGAAGCCAGAGACGGCACTATGCCTAACTCTGATGCTCTAGTTGGCATACAGAAACTAGCAGCACTTAGTTCTAATACCGCTACTCGTCATATATTAGACGGAAGTCTTTACATATATAGAACGTTGGCTGAGGCTTTAACTTACAGGGTAGCGGATATTTTAGAGTATTCTGATTTTAAAGATAATTTTATAAATAAAATAGGAAGGTATAATGTAAATATACTAAATGAAATTTCTGATTTATATATTTATGACTTTGGCGTGTTTATAGAATTATCTCCAGATGAAGAACAAAAAGCAATGCTTGAGCAAAATATTCAAATGGCTTTATCTAAACAAGATATAAATTTAGAAGATGCTATTGATATTAGAGAAATAAGAAATCTTAAAATAGCAAACCAATTACTTAAGGTTAAACGTAGAGCTAAAGAAGAAGCTGACCAACAAAGAGAAATGCAAAAACAACAAGCCGTAAGTCAGCAACAAATGCAGTCACAACAAATGGCCGCACAAGTAGCAATGCAAAAAATTGAATTAGAAAATCAAGCTAAAATTCAATATAGACAAGCAGACGTAGCTTTTGAAATTGAAAAACAAAAAGCAGAAGCAGCTTTAAAAGCTGACCTAATGGAGTTAGAGTTTAATTACAATTTACAGATTCAAGGAATGAGTCAATCTCAAATTTCACAAAGAGAAACAGATAAAGAGCAAGGGAAGAGTGATAGAATAAGTCAGCAAAACACTCAGCAATCAGAGTTGATTACTCAAAGAAAAAATAATTTACCTCCTAAAACTTTTGAATCTAATGAAGATTCTTTGGATGGTTTTGACTTAGCTGAATTTAATCCTAAATAATGTGTTTAAATTTTGCGTAACTTTGTAATTAAATTAAATCGAATCAAATGGATATTAAAGTAAGAGAAGTATCGGGTGACGAAAAGTCAACTCAAGAAGTAGAACAAGAACTCCTTGATAAACATGAGGAGAAGTTTCAGTCAGATACTGAACAAGAATCAATGAAAGTTAAGGCTGTTGAGCCAGAAACAGAAGTTGAGGTTAAAGAAGAAAATACACAGGCAGAAGTTCCTGTTGAAGAGGTAGTTGAAGAACAACCTCCACAGCTCGAAGCTCAGCCTGAATTAAATGAAGACGAAGTTCTTTCATATATTGGAAAAAGATACGGTAAGGAAATTAATTCTATTGATGAATTAGTTAGTAAACGTGAGGATAGCGAACCGCTACCTAATGACGTTGCTGCTTACCTAAAGTATAAAAAAGAAACTGGACGTGGATTTGAAGATTATGCAAAATTGCAAAAAGATTTTTCAGATTTAAGTCCAGATGCTTTGCTACGTGAATATTATACAATAACTGAAGAAGGGTTAGACCCGGATGACATAAATGATATGTTAGAAGAGTTTACCATAGATGAAGAAATTCATGAATCAACAGATATTAAAAAATTAAAACTAGCAAAGAAGAAAGAAATTGCCAAAGCTAAAAAGTTTTTGCGTGAACAACAGGAACAATACAAACAGCCCCTTGAGTCAAGGGAACGTTCTGCCCCTGAAAGTAATGATGAACTTATAGAATATAGGCAATATTTAGAAACAGCACAAGCGAACCAAAATGAAGATTTAAAAAAATCTCAATGGTTTCAGAAAAAAACAAATGAAGTTTTAAATCCTGAATTTAAAGGTTTTAAATTTAACATAGGTGAAACTGATTATGTTTATTCCGTTGGTAGTTCTTCTGATATTAAAAAAGCTCATGAAACACCATTAAATTTAGTTAATAAGTTTATAGATAATAATGGGTATATAAAAGATGCAGAAGGTTATCACAAAGCTTTAGCTGTTGCGATGAATCCAGATGCTTTTGCTAAGTTCTTTTATGAACAAGGTAAATCGCAAGCAACTGATGATGTAATGCGTAAGACTAAAAATATAGATATGTCTGAACGTAATGCTCCTCAATCTGCTGCAAAATCAGGATTTCAAGTGAAAGCAGTTTCTCAGCCTTCAAGCAAAGGACTGCGAATTAAGAGTATAAAAAAAACGTAATATTAATTTAAAATAAAACAAAATGGCAGGACAAGTAAATGCAACGCCAACATTCGCGTTGACCCCGAGTTCAGAAAGAACTCCAACAGCCCAAAACTATATTGTAAATTTTGATTTCTTAAATCAGTATCTACCAGATACGTATGAAAAAGAATTTGAAAGATACGGTAATAGAACAATCTCCTCATTCCTTAGAATGGTAGGAGCAGAAATGCCTACAAACTCAGACCTTATCAAATGGGCAGAGCAAGGTAGGTTACACACGAAATATACACAAGTTGGTACAGCAGCAATTCTAAATGCTGACCAAGCTGTATTTCAAGTAAATGATGTATTAGACCCAGTAACGGCTGAGCAGGTTATTAGAATTGGCCAAACAGTTGTTATTGTTCAAAATGACGGCTCTGGTATCAATAAAGCAGTAGTAAGCGCAGTAACAGTAGCCCCTGTTCCAGGAACGTTCACAGCTGATTTTTATGAAGCAGGTGGTTTAGTAACTGCAGGTACTGGAGTTGGTAACGCTGACGTTACAGTATTCATTTACGGTTCAGAATTTAGAAAAGGAACAGCAGGAATGGTTGGTTCATTAGAAGCTAATGACTTCATCTTCGACAACAAACCAATCATTATTAAAGATACGTATAACGTAGCGGGTTCTGATATGGCGCAAATTGGATGGGTAGAAGTTACTACTGAAGATGGTGCAACTGGTTACCTATGGTACTTAAAGTCTGAGCACGAAACAAGATTAAGATTCGATGACTATTTAGAAACAGCAATGATTGAAGCTGTACCTGCAGAGACTAACTCTGGAGCTGCCGCTATCTTAGGTAGTGCCGCCGGTGCTGCTAATCCAGGAGCTGGTTCTGATGGAATCTTCTATGCTGTTACACAAAGAGGAAACATCTGGGATGGTGGTAATCCAACTACACTAGCAGATTTTGATTCTATAATCAGTAGATTAGATAAGCAAGGTTCTATTGAGGAGAATGTTATTTTCCTTAACAGACAATTTGGATTTGACATTGACGATATGTTAGCTGCACAAAACTCTTACGGAGCGGGTGGTACTTCTTATGGTCTATTTGACAATGACGAAGAAATGGCTTTAAACTTAGGATTCACAGGATTCAGAAGAGGTTACGACTTCTACAAAACTGACTGGAAATACCTAAATGACCCTACAATGAGAGGTGGACTACCATCAGGAGCTGGGTCAGGTAAAATTAATGGTCTTCTAGTTCCAGCTGGTTCTACAAGTGTTTATGACCAAGTTCTTGGTAAAAACGCTAAGAGACCTTTCTTACATGTTAGATATAGAGCTTCAGAAACTGAAGACAGAAGATATAAGACTTGGATTACTGGTTCTGCCGGTGGTGCTGCAACGTCAGATATCGATAGCATGCAAGTAAACTTCTTGTCTGAGAGAGCTGTATGTACTTTAGGTGCAAACAACTTCTTCTTATTCCAAGACTAATAATTAAATATTAGGGGCGTAGCAATGCGCCCCTTTTTTAAAATCAAATTAAATTAAATCAAATGAAAAAAGAAATTCAAAGTCCCCAAGTGGGCACAGTAAAAACTACACCCAAAAAATCTACACCAAAATTTGTAGATAAACAATATAAACTTACAAGAGAGACACCTCCTTTATCTTTGATATTAGCATCAAGGCATACTACAAGGTTTCCGCTGTTACACTTTGATGAAGAGACAGGTCTTAATAAACCTCTTAGATATGCGAGAAATCAAAACAGTCCATTTCAAGATGAACAAGATGATAACGCTATACTAGAGCCAGTTGTATTTGAAGATGGATTCTTACATGTTCCTAAAAACAATCAAGTCCTTCAAAAATTTATGGCTTTACATCCAGGCAATGGAAGAATATTTGTTGAGGTGAACAAAGCTAAAGAAGCTGCTGTTATTGTAGAGGATTTAAACTTAGAAGTAGATGCTCTTATTGAAGCTAGACAGCTCGATGTTGCTCAAGTAGAGAACGTTGCTAGAGTTTTATTCCAACAAGATGTTAGCAAGGTAACAACTGCTGAGCTTAGAAGGGATATATTAATATTTGCAAAACAAGACCCCGGTGGTTTTATGAAATTATTAACTGACCCAATGTTAAAGCTAAATTCAACGGTACAGGATTTTTTAGACAAAAACTTAATACAGTTAAGAAATAGCAAAAAAGAAGTATGGTTTAACACACCATCTAATAGAAAGAAAATGTGTAATATACCATTTGGTGAAGAGCCAATGTATATAATAACATCTTACTTTCAAAGTGATGATGGATTAGAGGTATTCAAACACTTAAAAGCATTAGCTAAAAATTCGTAACTTTATAGCTTGTTTAACCCATTAAAAACTTTTTATAAAATGGAAAAATTTATCAAAATTACAAACGCNCCTATTACTAATACACTAATTAGTGTTAACGGAATAAAGTCAATAGGTACTGCAACTGCAACAGCGACAACTGTTGTGATTAAGTATGCAGACGGAACAGCAACTACAGTAACAACTGCAGCTCAAGTTGCGCATGATGTTTATACAGCTATACTAAATGCCACTGAAGGTGCTTTAGTTACAAGCTGGACAAACCCAATGTTTTCTTTAGCTTTGCCTAAAGCTGTAACAAGTATTGTAAATGCTTAACTAGTTTAAGTATTGTACTAAAATAAGAAGAAGCGCCCAAATCAGGGTGCTTTTTTATTTTATGTATCTTTGTAAAAAGATTTTCAAATGATAAATTCAGTAAGAAATACTGTGCTTGCTATTATCAATAAGAATAACTATGGGTATATCTCCCCTAGTGATTTTAATTTGTTTGCCAAACAAGCACAATTAGATTTGTTTGATGAGTATTTTTCTAATTATAATCAACAAATTAATGAGGAAAATGCAAGGATGTCTGGTACAGGATATGCTAATATAAAACTAGGATATGAAGAAGTAATTGACACTTTTTCTGTTACTGCAACTTTAACACAAAAAACAATTAATACAAATAGTTATTTTTTACCTTCAGTAACTACAACAGGTTCTGATTATTATTTATTAAACAAAGTGTTGTGTTTTTCTGCGGGTAACTTATTAGGTGAAGCCGAAAAAGTAACACATAATAAAATAACTTTATTAAATAATTCTTTATTGACAGCACCCAACACTATATTTCCAGCATATACTCAAGCTGGAGATTCTGTTTTAATATTTCCTAATTCTATTAATAGCGGTGCAGATGTTCAAGCGCAATACATAAGATACCCCAAAGACCCTAAATGGACATACATAACACTGTATAATGGGGAACCTTTGTTTGACCAAAGTGCTAGTGACTTTCAAGATTTTGAATTACCTACTGATGACGGAAATGATTTAGTAGCTAAAATATTACAATATTCAGGAATATCAATAAGAGAAAAAGATGTGTTTGAGTTTGGAAAATTAGATGAACAACAACAAGACCAAATGAAATAATTATGGCTTATATAAATCAAAAACAATATTATACAAACAATAGCGTAAATCCTACGGATAGTAATTGGGGGTCTTATCAGTATGTTTCACTTACAGATATAGTAACTAATTTTTTATTAATGTACCAGGGTAATCATGAAGTTATTAATAATGTAAATAGATTTAAAGTATTGTTTCACGCAAAGCGTGGTATTCAAGAATTAAACTATGATGCTTTTAAAGAAATTAAATCTTTAGAATTGACGGTGTATGATGATTTAAGATTTGTATTGCCTTCTGATTTTGTTAATTGGGTAAAGCTATCTATGTTTGAAGGAAACACAGTAAGAGAATTAATCGAAAACATTCAAGTTCAAGCTGCTGTTTCTTATATACAAACTGCATCATCCACTTTTACTTATGATGCAAGTGATAATGTTAATACTGAAACTTCTGACATTGATACAGCAAGAACTAATGGAAGTTTAAATAGTATTTAT